AGCAAAGTTCCAGCCTAGGTTTCCAGACTCTGCACGCAGGTCGTGGGAAACTTCTGGGTGGATTCCGCACCAGTAGTAAGAACCACGGCGAGCCTTGGCCTTATTAGCACGGAGCTTAGCAACAGCCTTACGGATGTCTGCTGAATCAATTGTTGCTGCAGCAGAGATTGTTGCAGTGCTTGTAGCAGTGCTTCCGCTGTAGATTACGTTAGTTCCGCCAGTTAGAGTTGTTGAAACAACCTGGTCGATAGAATCAGCAAGGTTGTATGCAATGATGTTTGCAATAGCTGGGTCTACGTCTGCTAGTGAGAATAGCTCAAGAGCACGGGTTACTAGGACAGCATTACCGTACTCGTTAAGAGTAATGGTTACTGATGTCGGAGTTGTTAGAGCAACTGCATCTGGGTCAGTTGTCTCTGTTAGTGTTGAAGTTTTTGCATCCAAATCAACATAGCGCTGTAGCACTACGGTTGAACCTGGGATTGCTTGACGGGCAGGACGCTTATCTGCTACAGAACGAAGTAGTGGTTCTGAACGGAGAGCGAACTCGAGAAGACGGTCATACGCCTTCTGTACGAGACCTGCGCCACCAACTGTACCACCGAGAGATGTACTCGCGGTTGATGTATATTGTGACATTAGTTTTTAGTCTCCTTGACTATGAACGGATTATTGTTGTGACTGAAGGATAGACAGTAGCTCTTCGGCTGAACCAGCTTGGTTCATACGCTGTTCTACATCTAGTCCTCTGTCAGGTGTTAGAGCACCTTGTGTCAGGATATCTTGCTGGCGAAGCCGAGCAATCTCCTGTTGATTTACTGGTGCTTCTTGTTCCGCTACCTTGATTCCAAACAAGTCTGCGTTATCATCGAGCCAATTAGAAACTGACTCCTCGTTAACATCATCCAGGTCTTTTAATACAAGGCGTGCGGCAGTTGCTCAGTCAGTTCCTTGATTCTCTTTTCATCTGCACGTTTGGCTTTGCGTAACTTCTTTAACAAGTCACTGCCATCACCTGCATACTCTTGAGTATCTAGGTCGTCGTCTTCTTCATCCCAGTAGTTGTTGCTCATAGCAACCACCCTTCTATTCGTTGTTAGTCGCAAGCCTCAAGTCTATTCGGGGAAATAGGTTGGCTCTTGCTATCGGTCTGATACGCTGGCGGGGCCGATGGGTCCGCTCAGGATTCTAGTATTGTCCGCCTGTTGCTGTGCCTAGGGAGCCTCTTCCGACTCCAGCTTGGCCACTAAACTCTGCAACCTCACGGCTTACGAGGCGTTGACGTTTGCGCTGGGCTGATGCAAGTTGGTTGAACACTTCTTGTTCTCCCTCTGCAAGCCCGTATGATTCAAGTGTTGTGCCATAAATATCAGATAGTTTCTCAGCTGTAGGCAGGATATCAGCAATGGTTGCATAACCACGCTGTGCTTCTGCTTGAGTAATACCTTGTGCTGCAAGTTGCTCAGCAACAGGTACTCCGATATTAAAGCCTTGACGGCCAGCAGCTACACCAATTTCAGATGCTGCAACCTGGCGTTCAATCTTCTGGAACTGTTGATTTGGGTCAAGAACATAGGCAACTAAATCATTATTAGTAATGCCATAGTAGTTCTTAAGCATTGAAGATACAGCAGGGTCAGCATTGCGGACACGCTGTACTGCAGTAACTACTCGGTTAGAAAGTTCAGATACAGATATGTCGTTACTTATAAATTGAGATACATATTCATCATTATCAAATTGATTCAAGCCATAAGCACGTAATACTTGGCGATAATCATCTTCTATAGTTATATATTCTGATGGAGTTAGAACCTTAAGGCCTTTTTTAATACGAGATTGATTGGCTTTGAAACGCTCTTGATATAATGGCTCATCTTGTAGGCGAAGCATAATTGTTGCTTCTGTAGCGCCTTCAATAGCTAGCTTCTTAATAAGCGGAGCTAGTGAACCTAAGTTATAGCGGTTCAATCTATCAAGAACGATAGACATTACATCTTGTTGAGTAGATGTTAAAGTATTGGTTGCGGTTACAGCAACGGTTGTAACCTTTTTAACGCCATTTTCGTATACTGTCCCAGCGAATGTACCAGTAAACGGTTTACCGTCGAATAGTAAAACGCCATCTACTTCTCGGTATCCTGTATTGGTGTTGCCACTACCGTCAGTAACAACTTTTACTTTACCATTTTCGTATGTCTGGCCACCATATGTTCCAGAGAATGGCTGTCCATTGAAAAGTAAAATACCGTTAACTACCTTATATCCAGTAGTATCAGTTGAATCTGTTTTGACTTTTCCGTTTTCGTAAGTCTGTCCATTATACGTACCAGTAAATGGTTGGCCATTAAATAGTAAAACACCATTAACGACTTTGTACCCAGTATTGCTAGTATCGGTAGGAGTTACAACAGGAGTACTATCAGGGAAAATAGGATAAGAAACTAAACTCCAATATCCACCGCGCCCACCTGGTTCTGGGCGCCACACATAATCAAATCTTTCAGTTGCGGTTGAAGGGGGAACGGCAGGCTTATCGCCTTTTCCAGCTTCTTCCTGAGCAGTAGTATATTCAGCTTGGCGAATTGCAGCTAGCTGCTCAGTCCTAGATACACCGCTAACATTAACACCAGCAGCTTCTGCTTTTTCAGCAGTTGATAAGGCTCGTTTTGCAGCACTGAGAGCTTTACTAGCTGCAGCTACTTTGCTTACGCCAGTTCCTTTAGCTTTCTCAAAATTTATTTCTGCTTCAGCTAAGGCGGCTTTTGCTTCTTCTACTGTCATTACATTAGCCCCATATCTTGTAGCATTTTAACGGTAAGTCCATCAATGTAAGCTGTACCAGATGGAGTCCTTGCGTATAAATCAAAAAACTTTTCTTTTGTTCCTTGTTCCACTAGATACTGTGGTGGCTGAGAGAACTCGTTTGTCTTTGGGTCTTTCCATTGCAGCCAAGCAGTAACCATTGGGTCGTTATATTTAAGTTGACTTGTAGGTATTCCAGTAATCTTTGATACCGTATTTAAAATATAACCAGTCTGCGAAGTAAGAGATTGTCCAGTAGCAAAACCTTTAGCAAACCCAGGGTATGTTTGAGCAGCCATATTTTTGATGTCAGCCTCTATATCTCCTGATGTTATCTCACCAAGAAATAGTTTTTCTTTTTTATCATTCCAATATGTATCATTGTACATATCAAGTACGCCATATGTATCGGCAAACGCTTTAAGGCTATCAATATCTCCAAGAGTAGCGCCGCCAATCTTACCAAAATCTTTTCCCTTAATTATTATTGTATCAAGAGTATTGTTATCTAGTCCTAAATCATAGGCACTCTCTACTTGTCTTTCAATAGTAGGGGTCCATTGAATCCCAGCACTAACTAGGCGTTTCTTTTGCTCAAGTTTATACTTGTTTAAATCCTGTGTCCATACACCAAATTGTTCTTTTTTGACAATGGCACGGTCACGAGCAGTCTTATTAAAGTTTTGATAGAATTTACTCTTCTTAACATATGCAACAAATTGAGCTTTATTCTCAGCAACATACGCATCATAAGCTAGCCTTAAATTATCGTCCCAAAATGGACCATCTTTAAGGGCAAGAATAATACCTATAAGTTCGCCCAGTGCCTCATCTTCGTTTAAAGAATTTGCATTGCTGTTTGGCGCATTAAGAGTACCACCGTTGTCAACTAGTGTACCACTTTCAAATAACTCAGCCATTACTATGCGCCTCCTGAAAGTATCTTCTTGAAATCAGCATCAAAGCCTATGGCTGTAGCTAATTCGAATTGTTGTGGACGAGCAGCTCTTAACTTCTCTTCCAAGGCTTTTTCTTCTTCATCTTGGCGGAATGCTGCAGTAGTCATGGTTACATTTTCAAGTTTACCAGTCTTTGGATTACGAACCTTTTTAGTTGTGGTAAGGGTTCCCTTTCCTAACTTCTTTTCCCAAGGGGCAAGAATTTCATTAAGCTCTTCCTCGGTTAATTTAAACATACCTTTGTCTGCAACTGCCTGAGCTATGTCAATAAGTGTCCCTCTATCAACCTGGCTAATTCTACGTTCTGGTAGATTAGCTGCTCCATCTGCACCAGCACCATCAATGCTTCTACCTTTAAGTTTGGCAAGCAGTTCGGTGTAGTCTTTTGCTGGGAATAACTCTTCAAAGTAATTAATCAAAACTTGCTTTAGGGCGCCTTTTTCTTTAACCCCATATCCTAATCCTTTTAGAACTTTAGCTAACTCAGAATACTGAGCGTCGGTTAAGGTTGACAAAAGTTCTATGGCGCTAGGAGTTGGTCCTTGATTCGACGATGTATATCCTTTGATACCTAAGGCTGCAATACGACTTTCCATGCGACCATTATATGTATTCGGGTCTCCGAGGCTAGATGGAGCTTGAGTAGCAGTAGTTGGCTTAGGGGTAGGGGTTAACGGATTCTTAGTGATTGCTGGAGCTGGAACTACTCCATCTCTTCCTACCCTACCACCAGTAGCTGACGGCACAGAAGAAGTTAATTCTCCAGGCGTACCTAATTTTTCCTTAGCAGATTTCTGCTGTGTATCAAATGAACGTTGAGCCATATCCCCAGCAAGAATCTTTATAGCGCTTTCGCTAGCATTCTTGTATTTTTTATCTTTCTTAAGTTGTGCAAGGTGATAATCATACCACTGCCTAAGTGTTCTATCTGCCACTACTAGCCTCCGTAAACATGGTCGAATTTATCATTTGCGAAATATCTTTCATAGAACTTTGCGAACATTGGGTCTTGGCGCTTTAGGCCATCAACATATTCGGCTACATCGTTGCGAATAAATGAAGCTCTCATAGAATCAATAGTTGTGCCCATCTGCTGCAGTCTATCATATACATCATATCTAAAGTTTAAATACTCTGACACTGCATACCAGCGAGGATTCTTTGACAAATCTTTCCATAGCTTATCATCGTTAATAGCATATGATAAAGCATCAACTAATCTTGCTTGACGACTACCAGTTCCACCACCAGAGAACGCATCATACTCATCGAACCATAGTGGGTTATTGACTTTTAATTGTGCTAGGTAATCCTTCTTGTAGTAATCTACAATAGTCTTTCCGTAGCCACGATTAGGATTATATGGCTGTTCTCCACCAATGCCATTGCGTACTTCATCCTCAATGGCTGTAATAAACTTATTCCAATCGTTCCATCCCTTAGAAACTACTGAGCTTCTAGCTGAATCAAAGGCTGCTGCAGTATCTCTAAACTTTTTACTAGTATTAGGAATACTGTTTCGCTCTAGCCAAGCTTGAGCTTTAGAGGAGAAGGCATAGTTATCATCATTAAAGATTGCCCCAAGTGAGGTTAGATTCTCTTCACCTAGGATAGCAACTAAGTCGCTGACTAGTTCTGGGTTTCTCTTAACTAATGCAACAGCTGTATCATCAGAGCGTAGTCCACTTGTTGCTTCAGATAAACTATCAGCAAGCATGAATAAGTCTGGATTTTCCTCTACAAAGCGCTCGTCGCCATTGAGCGGGTCTTCTTTACGCATACGAGCAAGTTCATCAGCGTATGGCTGCAGGGCTGTCACATAACGCGGCTGGGCTGGGGCAGTAACTGATGATATAACTCGAACTGTTGACAGCAACAAGGCATTCTTTTTTGCCTCATCAGACATTGCTTCTAGCTCAAGAGCTGTAGGATTACGATGGTTCTGACGCAAAAAGTCTGCATGCTCCTGCTTTAGAAACATGTTTGTATCCCTATTAAACTGAGCCCCATTCTTTGTAATAACAGCAAATGTAAGTTGGCTAAGACGACGAATTGTATTAGGCACTAAAGCATTGGCAGAATTAGCCTGAACACCGAATGGAAGCATCCATTCTGTAATTCTTTGGGTTACTTTATCCTCGCCACCGAAACGATTAACATACTCATTCCATGTACCAGCCGCTACTGGACCTGCACCTAGAATAGATGAACCTGTTGGGTTGAATACATTGAACCACTCAGATGGTACACGAGCTGTAAGTCCAAGGATGGGAAGTTCTACCTCAATAGATTCTTGCCCAAATGGGTCTTCCTCAGCGCTAAGTACTCTATCTGGAATTTGTTTGATAGCCACAGCTTTAGGTAAGAAGTCAGGATGTTCTAGCGTGATACGACCATAAGCACGGAACTGTTCAACTACGGCAGGAAAGAATGCGATAAGATAGTTAATCATGCCACTGTAATTCATATCCCTGTGGAATGCATTAAGTTTGTTACGGTATTCACTGATAGCATACTTACGAGCTAAACGTTCAAACTGTTCTCTATCTTTAAGAGTAAGTTTGCGTCCTTGAGCATTGGCTAGGAATACTAGATTCTGTAGCTTTTGCTCATATTTAAAAGCAAAGTACGGGGAAAACATAAGCTTACTTGTAGGTGCTGTTGATAACCATTCTACACCCTGACGTAACCGTTCTTTGCCCTTCATATAAGCATTGCTTGTACCAAGCATATCTCTAACTAAATCAGTAATGACTACTGGCCTAGCATCTATATCTGGATATAGCTTACGCAGTCCATCGATAGTAACGTTATCATCTAAAATCATTTTATGTAATGCAGAGCTTGGGGCAAATTGTTTTAACAAGTCGCCAACGCGAGTGAATATTAATTTTGTATCACTAGGACGTAACCCCATGCGAGATAGGTACTGTTGTCCTTCTGTTGTATTACGTAACCACTTAGATACCGCGGTTGAGTTGGCACCCTGCATCATCATGCGAGCAACTGGGTCATTACCAATTTCATCTTTTAGAATATTCTGCCAGGATGCTAGATGTAATTGTTCGTCACGACGTGGTTCGATAGCTTGACTGCCATTACGATTTCGGCGTAGATTACTAGCCTCAATCTCTTTAATACTAGATAGGGCGCGACGTAAATCCTCGCGCTGACGGAGTTGTTGCATACTCATCTCACCAAAACGTGGGGCATTATTGACAATAGCAATTTCTTGTTTGCGAAGAGCATCAACTGTAGCCATCATATCATTGAGGTACTTGACAGCTCTTTGTTGTTCTGCAGTTAATAGATTTGGACTAGTTGGTACAATACCAGTCTTTGACGCAGTATAAGATAAACCTGCTTCATCTAATTGCTCACGTAATACACGGATAGTTTCATCACGGATAAAGATATCTTCTCTGATATTATCTAAATTCTTCTTTGGGTTAACTACTCCAGTAGCGGACTTAGCGCGAGTCTTAGTATTAGAAGTATTAGTAATGGCACGCATTGCATCTTCTGATAATATCTTTAATACTGGGAATAAAGCCCCATCACCGAGCATACGAACCGATGAGTCACGAATGATGTTAGTAGGATAACCAGCACGAAGCAATGTAAATCCACGCCATAATGATTGGAACTCGTCTAATAGAAACTTACCCGTCAGGGCT